AGTCTGTTATCTTTTCTGTGTAATAACCAGAATGATTATCATTTTCTATGGTCACTGAAAACCTGTAATCTTTCAAGGCTTCAAGTTTTGACTTGTGGTGCATACCAATATCCTGTCCGACAACTTTAGTGTTCACCACCCCACCAAAAATATCAATTCTGTTTTTTAATGCAGTTGCAATATTCCATCTTATCTTGTGACCTTTTGCATAATTCTTAGCCGATGATAACATAGACACATTTTTTGATTTATCATAAATTTTGCAATCTGCAAGATCAGTCCACGGCAAATTGCTCCCCGGTGGAATCTTTATGAATCTTGGATCTTGTGAGCACAGTTCATCGCTACAGGTGAATATTCCCCTGAGTTTCATGAAGAGTTGCTCTTTGTTCTTTTGTATAAACTCCATCAGATCGGGTACGATCTGAAATGATTCGACAATCCAACCATAAAATATTTTGTCTTTGAGGTTCGTATTCAAACACATGGGAATGGTCCTGTCCGCCAATATAAAAACCCGAGAATCAGGATTACTCCCCCATCTGAAGTTTTTTGGTTTTCTTGTCGAACAAGATGACCCGTGATCAAGGGAAAAAGGAGCACCAAATATTGTCAATTCATCCATATAGAGGTCGCCTCGTAAGATGTTCCCATTTGTTTGCGCTGTTCTTTGCGTCTGATTGGTAGAAGATAGGAGTGTTCATCACATAGACATTGAAATTTGTTTGGTTGTGATACAATCCAACATCAAATGGCCTATCCTTCGAAAAAAGACAATCATCAACCTGTTCTATTACATGCTTCTTGTATTTTTCGGAGAGATACAAGACCGCATGTACAGAAAGCATATGATGAAGACGGCTTATTTTCTCATCAAATTTTTGATATGATGGTTGACCTGCATGAGAGATGCCAAGCCAAACTGCATCTGCGTCTTCGGGTAATTCGAGTTCAAAGTTTGAATTTTTCTCGATATCAACATCATCTTCAAGAACAATAAGTGGTTCTGAGTTTAAATTCTCGGATAATACATGCTTGTGGGCGAGTGCCACCCCGAAATAATGGGATCTTTTTCCTCCCCATCGAATCTCATCTAGCCATTGTTGGTTCTCAGACTCTATATGGATGCCGCGTGTCCATCCAGTGTTCTGGAACTTATTTTCTTTCAACAAAGATTCCATCGCCAAAGAATTGGCGTTGTCTTTTTTCATGCTAATCCAAAGAGTCTTTACTTTTCGAATGTCAATCTTCAGTGCCATATTTGAATTCCTTGCCAACCGCTTCTTCTAGCTTTTCCATTACCGCAGCCGTGAAATATTTCTCTGGATTCTCGTTGATGTTTTTCTCGAAAGCAGTTGTGCCATCTGGTAGCTCGATACGAGTCGATACCTTCTTGAACACACCATGCTTCAGGGCAATATCCACAAGACCATAGAAAGAATTCAGCCCTGTCTCAAAGTTCAACTGAACATCGACTTCTCGATTTTCCTTGGTGAAACGGCTCTTGTAGGTCTTGCAATGAATGATGTTTCCGACTACTTCTCCGGTTGCGTCCTTGTCTTTCTTCTTGGAAAGGTAAATAATGGTGGAAGCGGAGTATTTAAGCCCTTCTCCTCCGGACATGTCACGGGTGGGCACATATGCACCCACGACACTGTAGGTGTGGTTTGTGACCACAAGCGGTATGCCCGCCTTTCCCAACTTGACGGAAAGGACACGAAAGGTCGAACGAATACCTTGGGCTCTGGTCATGTCCCTGACATTCTTACCCTCTCCCGCATCCGTCACTTCCTTCTCGGTTGACAACATTCCCAGAGAATCTAGAACAAACATCATAGGAATGCGATCCTCTTCCTTTTGTTCAAGCACCTGCTCCACAATCTTGAGCGACTGATGCTTGAACTTTTCAATAGTAGAAACCGGGAACACGGCAACTCGATTCCCATCGATCTTACGACTCTCGAACATTTCCGTGGTGACGGCTTGCTCTGTATCGAAGTAAATCACAGCACCCTTTGGATTGTCCTTGAGGAATTGTTCTACTAGGCTTAAAGCGAACCAAGTCTTTCCTGTGCTTGATTCCCCCGCTAGTGCAGTGATCTTGTTCCCGGGAATACCACCATAAAGAGAGCCCGAAACAAGTGCATTAAATGCAAACGAACCGGTGTTCAGAAACCCGGCGACATCTGCATCAAGACCACCCTCAACGATGGTGGCATCTTCATTGCCTGAGTTTTTAATAATCTGTTTGAGAAAATCCATGATGACTCCATTATATAAAGAAACTTTCAAGGTTGGTCTTCTTCTCGGCAGACCAGCCGATACAATTCACAATAGTATTTAGGGGCTCCAGAAAGCTTTTTTCAAATTGAGCCTTACGATCTACGAATCTGTGCAAATCGAGTTCTGGAGGTAGACTAACAGGAAATGAAAAGACATGATTCCCGATAGGATTTGGTGCCTTTAGATAAACAAACTTGATCTTTTCGCCTTCTTTAATCAGAGGATATTTTCTACCAAGCTTTTTGTCTTTCTTGATTTGTTCATTATAGAGCAAAGATCCCTTGACGGCGATCGGGGTTCCCTTGGCATAGATCTTGGCGACATCCGCATATTTTCGCATTCCATTGCAACTTCGGGGGAATGAAATGTCCTCTACGGGGAGTTTATTGAACTTTTCCCTGAATTCCGAAACGAATTTCTGAAGGGTATGTTCATTCCCGTTCATGATGATGCGTATAGCCTCCTTAAGAGCCTCACGGACGACCTTTGGAGTAGATGACCGGGTGGTCTCGATGCCCATGATCTTCTGTTCTGGGGCATCTAGGACGATCCCATCCTCACCCATGACGACATTTAACATGTAACGCTTCTTTGCGGTCCAAATACCAGTATCCGCGATGCATTCCCTCTTCATCTGAAGGACATCTTCCACGCCGCCAAGAATGTCGGTCAATTCCTCGAACTTCTTGTCGATGAATGGCTGAATAATCTTGGTGCATGCCTTATCCAAGAAAACAAGCACTTCATTATTTGAAGGCTCTTTTTGGAAGGATCTCTTCACCAACTCATCGAGGCAAATGTACACAGAGTCTGTATCGCTGGCGAGTACATAGTCTATGCCCTCAGTCTTGAGGGTTTTGTTGAGGAATTCGTTGAGAGCCTTCTCAATCCAACGAATGATGAATTGTCCCGTCGTTGTGATGGCTTCGGCGAGACGAAGATCATAGTGTCTGAAATACTCATTCCCAAGAGCACCGAAGCAGGAATTCAAAGTCACTTTAAATGCTTGTTGCTTCGTCTTCGCAATTGAAATTTCTGTATGAAGTTTTTTCTTTTCTTGCTCATCTGTACAGCTCTTGAGTTTTACAGATGCTTCAAGCATTCTCTGCTTGTAGATCTTTCTCTCGGTGTACAATTTTTTCATCAACTGAGGGAGGAATCCCTCAATATCTTTACGATAAGTTGTACCGTTTGCTGCGGTGCAGACCAGTCTGCACTTTCGTTCCTTCAAATCCTCGATATCGGTTCCTGCCAACAGCAAATCGGGATTGATTGACCCACGGACCCCCTCATCGGTGATGGTATCCGGTCCAAGGTTAAGGAGGATGATATTGCTTGGATATAGGGAATTGATGTCAAACGACACCACCCATTTGTGCTTGCCGACTTGAGGTTCCTTCACATATGCCCCAGTAAATTGAGCACTCTTCTCTCCCTCTTTTTTCTGGGGGATGACGATATTCTTTTCCAGAAGAGCGTTATATGTCAGAACATCCCACAGCCTTACCTGTGAGAACACATCGTTCATGTTCGTTTTGGCAAGGTACGCCATTGTCATGGCAAGCTCGATAAGCTTGAGCTTTTCCTCAAGCCTCACGACGAGATGGACATCCTTTGCGTTATATTCCATGAACTTCTGGAAGTTCTTGGTGTAGAAATCCTGAATAGTATCGTACTCTGCATAAGAAACTTTCTTTTCTCCTAGCTCAACTTCAGCGATGTGATCCAACTTGTAAGATTCGCGAGTGACGAAAGTAAACTTGCGATACAGATCGAAGTAATCTAGAACAACGCGACCAACAAGATCATAGACTGTGTTCATCTTACCCATGACTTCGACTTTACGGTCACGGATGCTCTTCCATGGAGAGAGTTCGCGAGCGGTTTCCTCGCCGAAAACAACGGTGTACCTGTTCACCAGATAAGGAATATCGAAGAAGTTGACATTCCATCCGGTGATGACATCAAGATCAATTTCTTTCCAGAACTGAAGGAAATGCTCCAGCATATCCTTTTCATTCTGGAACTTAACGGATTCATGATTTTCCTGGAAGATGTGGAAATTACCGACACCAAAAACATGGGTCTCATCCCCGATTCTTACAGTGATGGCAATGATTTCCTCGTTTGCCAATTCAACATTCGGGAATCCATGTTCACATTTGGTTTCAATATCAATGAAGCCGACACGAATAAGGGTGGGATTGAAATCAATTTCTCCCTTGTAATTCTTGGCGATGTATTGATATGTCGGGTCGATATCTCCGAAGATCTCGAAATTTGAGACTCCTTCGTAGCTCTTAATAAACTCTCTGGTTTCCTGTAGGTTCCCGGGGTGGATCTCTTTGACATATGCCCCGTGGATGGTGCGATATTCCGTAGGCTTATCCGATGGAAGAAAAAGAGCAGGAAGGAAAGGTTCCGTCCTGCTCACTCTCCTGCCGTTCTCAATGCCACGAAAGAGGATCTTTGATCCGCGAGTTGCTACATGCGTATAGAAATTCATGAACTCATTATATCACAGATCAGGACTGATTCAACTGGCTCTTGCGCTTTTCTTTTGTCTTCACAATTCCGGAAAGCAGAATGCAATAGTTGATGATATCAAGAATTGCATCTTCATAGCTTTCGTTCTCAACCTTCAGTTTCCCGCAATTTGCAAAGGTGCTGAGACGAGATACCTTGTCCGTGACTCTTACAAGCAAACCAACTTCAGTAGAACAAAGCCCCATTGCTTCACATCGTTCAAAATTTGCGAATGGACTGTTTCCTTGATTTCCAGTATAGTCATGGTTTTTGTTTACCATGATGGCCTTAGCCTTTTCACACAGTTCTGTGTGATGTCTCAAAAGTTCTTCTCGATTCATATTATACCCCTGTAGAGCCAAAACCGCCTCTGCGGTCTGTCACATGTTGATTCACCAATTCTCTGGTCTTTACAAGTTGAACTTGAGGAGCGGGAACCAATTCGCACTGTGCAATCCGATCACCATTTTTTATGGTGATCCAACTATTGGTGGCGTTGATGACCCCAATCATCAATTCAAGATTGTAATCAGAATCAATTATACCAACAGAATTGGCAAGACACAAGCCCTTCTTGATCGCATTTCCTGATCTTGAATAGACTCTCATGGAGTAATTTTTTGGAATTTCGAATATAAGACCAGTTGGAATCAAACAACGATCCCATGGATCGAGAGTGATTTCATCGCCATAAACCGGTCTCTCTTCTT